ACGATATACTACCGAGTTAGGTGGTAAAATTAATTTACCTGTTTTTTCTGATCCAAATATCCATTTTTGAACTTCAGTTCCAGCTGCCGCTGTTGGATCTGGAATATATCCCCATGCTACAAGAGCTGTTGCTCCTGCAAATTCAGGGTTAGTTTGTTTTTGTGCGTTACCAACTCTCACTGGTCCGCTAAAAGTAGTTCTTCCCATTGTCTACCTCCTTATTAGTAGTTGTTTAAATCTTTGGGATAAAAAGGGCGAAACCATTTCGCCCCTTTATAAATTATTAGTCTATGCGCCCGGAGTTCCGAAACAACCTCTCCAGTCAGTGAAACCGAATGAGTATCTTTCAGAAACTTTGTAACGCAAGTTACCTGATTCAAAATCACCTTCGACAGCTTTTTTCATAGCACGTCTTACAAAGTGTTTTAGTCCATCAGGTACATCAGTAATCATGAAGTACGCATCAGGGTCAGTTAATCTTTGGTTAACTGCAACACCTTGAGGGATCATTCCCATATTTTTCATTGCGTTGACGTCATTGTCAGCAGTACCTGGTCTTAGGTTACTTGCAACAATTCTTTCAGCTATAAACATTAGTTCAGATGGAACCACTAGTTTCATACCCTGAGCTGCAATAGGAATATTCCTATCATCTTTCATCTCAGAGATGAGAATTAACATTGCTTCAAGAGAAGTTTCTGTTAAGTCTGCATTAGTCGCTAGTTGGTTTGAACCTGTACCGCCGCCACCTAGAGGGTGATCAGTAGCCATTAACGTTTTACCGTCTCCACCAAGTACTGGACTTGCAGAAGTAGAAAAACCGTTATTAAGAACGTTCATACCTTTGATTTCTTTAGTATGTTGCATTGAACGAGCAAGTGCTTTCGCATATTTTGCTCCAAGTGATCCATAAAGACCATCTTCCTCTGCTTCTTCAGTAATTGCAAAAGCAAGTGCGATAGTTTCATGAACGTATCTTGCAACGATACCTTCAGCACCACTATCATAAGAGATAGCTGCGCCTTCAGCTTTAACCGGAGCTGCTCCGAATCCATACATTTGAACATCTTCTTCAAATGCTTTTTTGGATGCTTCTGTGCTAAATACTTGTCTCCACTGTTCTGGGTACATGTCGTACTCCATACCAAAAATAGTGTTTAGACCGAGGTTTAGCTGCTTCGTAAATAATGATCTATTTAATGCCATGCTATACCCCTATATTCCTGCATTCTGAGTACCGAACAAGTGATTGTTAATTACAACCTCTATTTTAGCGTCTGCCGCCGTTTCGTTACCAGGTATCGCTTCAACTCTTAGAATTCTTAACACTTTTGCAGTAGTAGCTAAAGTAGCCATATCTGCTTCATGTCTTGAATGAAAGTAAGGAGTTGTCGATGCTGTTAATAACACATTGCAAAGTTCTCCAACATTTGCTTGTGTAAAGGCCCCATTGCCTGCTTGTACTGAAAAAGTAATGTTTGGATCGTCATAAACATATGCTTTAGGAGTAGTTCCAGCTTTCACTGTAGAACCGCCCTTCCAACGTTTAACGAACTCAACATTACCTGTTGCGTCATCAATGTACTCAACGCCATAAAAAATTCCAATAGCATTCTTGTTATTGGCAAAACCATCAAGCTGACCAGATGCATCCATAGTGACTATGTCACCATAAGAAAAAGTATCTGCCTGCGAGTTGGCAATTTGATATTCGTTGGCACGGATAACGCCACCCGTAAGGTGTCTTAGTGGTGTAAAACCACTAGGTGCGTTTGTATTAGCCATAATATTTCCTTTTTAGCTATGCCACGTTATTATTCTTTGATTCCACCTCTAGTAATACTGGTTTTATGGTCTCGGTGAATTGGATTTCCAGGGGACTCAGCTCTATGTAAGTCACTTTTAACACTTTCCATCTGAGCATCTGTTTTGTTCTGATAGTAAGCATTTCGCTGGTTAACCATTTCTTCTGGCATTTCGCACAGTACCATACCTTCGATTCCTATAAACCCTGCATATTGCCCGTGTTCAATTGTTGGCGCATGAAAACCTTTCATAGTATCAGGCCTTCTTGGCTCCCAACCTTCACGTCGGCGTTTTGCCCAGTTAGTAGGATTATCTACCCCAAGTATTTTAGTTGCAACCCATCTCTGCTTGTAGCCAGGCCTAGCTGGAGGTGCTTCTAGTAAAGAGGGTGGTTTCCACTCTTTGATTCGTGTACTCTCATCACGTGTTTCTCTCTCTATTTTTAGAGAAGTGCTTTTTTCTTTTGTCATAATCAGGCTCCTATGTTCCCGTGTTGAGATTTGCAAGTTCTTTTGCGTATCTCTTTAGTGCGGATGGATCATTAATATCAATACCGAACGTAACAGCGTTCTGTAAATCATCAGACGTCAATCTTACACTTTTAGCGGTTCCTTGATTTGCTCGAGAAACACCGGCTACAGGTGATTGCACTCTTGGTTTATTTTCTACATCTTTTTGTTCACTTTGAACAGCACTTTCTGGTGGTTTAACAAGTTCTGGGTATAATTTGCTCATTCTTTTATCCATTTCTTCATAATAATCAGCATCAGCGACATCATATCCTTCTTCTGTTAAATCTGCATCGATTCCAAATGCTGTTTGAGTTGCTGCTCTATTCCCAGGTTTATTCCACCAATGAGAATTATTTTGAATCCAAGCTCTAGCCATTTCTGGAACAACGGGAGCTTGTGTTTTAACTTCAGGAGAAGGTTTTTGAACGTTTTGAATTTTACCTCTTACGTCTGCCATTTCATCCATTAGTTTTACTTGCTTTTCAGTATCTCCACCTTCAATAGCTTCTTTTAAATTTTTTGAAACTGTTTGATATTGATTTTCAAGAGTATTTTTATCTTGAGTATGAGCAGCATTTTCTAATTTAGCTAACCTTTCTTCAAGTAATCGTGTTTTATCTTCTTCTGCTTTTCGTTTTGAAACTTCTTTAGCAATTCGAGTTTTTACACGAGCACTATAAGGCTCTTTTTTTATTTCCTCTAATTCACTTTTTAAAGATTCAACTGTTTTGTTTAAATCTTCTGGTTCGGTGGATTGTTGAGGTTTTTCTTCTTGATTAATTTCAAGAGGACTATTATCTTTTAATTTATCAACTTCGTCTTCAAGTATTTTTACCTCGATTTCATTATCGGGGGTAATATCTTTTATATCGTCTGTCATAGTTTTTCTCCCTATGTATTGTCGCAATTAATGCGTATTAAAGATTTTGAGTTATTGCATCTGGATTTGGTAATACAGCCAATACCTCATCATCGTTGAGCAAAAGCAACTTAACGCCTTTAACGTCAATTTTTGATCCTGCGTATCTACTATATACAATATGGTCTCCTGTTGTACACCAGTTTGTGTCTCTATTATTATAACACTCACTACCCATAGCAATTATTCTACCTTTAGAATTTAAGTATTGCTGTTCTTGTATATTTTTGTCAGTTAAAATAATCCCACCTTTTGATTTTTTTATCATTGCAGCAGGGCGAACTAAAATTCTCCAACCACAAGGTTTCGGTAAATCTTTACTAGTAGGATCGGCTATGTCATCGTCAGTAAACCATTCTTCGTTTCTAATCATCCGTATCATCTCCTTGAATATAACGTTTTTCCATTTCTAAACAAATATCTGAAGCTTTATCTAAACCCTCAGCTATTCCTTTTGCTTTCTGATACGCCTCAAACGTATCAAAACCCGGTGCTAGTGATTTACTAGCTAATTCTTTTTTATACTTCTTTATTTCTTGTAGTATCGCTTGTATTGGTGGTATTGTTGCCATTTTTTATTCTCCGTTTATAATATGGGTTACCTGATTTGTAGACATTTAATAAAGTATTAAACGTTGAATCAAAATTTTGTTTTATTTCTTTACTAGCTGCAGCAAAAGTATTAGGTTTAAATAGACTAAGAGGTACTTTTTTATTTTGAAGAAATTTCTTAGCTTTTCTTATTTCTTCTCCTGTAGGTCTTGTTTTATCTTCCACTTTTTTTATTTTTCTGTTTATCCATTATTTCTACAGCTTTTAATTGAAGCTCTCTGTCTTTTCTACCCTGTACTCTTTCATTATTTTTTTCACCTGCAACAAATCGTTCTTTTCTAATACTCATTTCTTCTTGTTTTAATGCAATTTGAGCCTCATCACTTGCTGCCATTCTTTGTTCTTTAACTTGAGCTGGATCTTGAGGTTGTGACTCTGCTAACATCTGAGCTGACTGTGCTTCAAATGCAGCTAATTCATTTTCCATTTCTATTGGCATTTCCTGTTCATCTTCATTTTTATTATCATCGTCAAAATCAGGCATCGGTAATTGAATAGGTTGTCCTGAAACTTGATCAACTGCAGCTTGCATTTCTTGACGATATTTGAAAGCTAAATGTTCTCCTATATGTGCAAGCATTGGTCCTAATAGAGCTTCTTGTGCTTCTTTTCTTCCACCATAACGAGGATCAGAAATAAATTGTTCATGTACTGCCATATGAGCAGCATGATTTTGATCAGAGAAAGCTTTTATTGGTTTTCCATTTAATAACGCCATATTTTCTGATACTGGATCACGTCTCATAATATCATCGTCATCTATTATTAAAGAATCTGGATCTGGTAAAGCTAAAGCTATCATTAATCTTTTATATGCTTCTTTTATGTCTATAATTTGAGGTGCTTGTTGAGCCATTTGAAGTGTAGTCTGTGCTAAAGCTATTCTTTGCGCTTGAGAAAAAATATTAGGATCAGAAACTGGTATAATATCTATTCTATCATCAAAATCTGCACGTCTTACTGACATAGCATCTCCAACTACTTCATATGGATAGTCATTAGGAAGGTATTCACCATCTAATTCACCTATTAATTTTAATTCTAAGCCTTGAGCGTGATGTACTCTCTTATGAATAGCAGAAAATATCTTACTTCCCTGTTCTATTTGTGCAATAGTCGTTCCTACTGGTGAAGTTCCTGCAGCGTCACCTACCATAGCATCAGCTATACTTGAAAAACGCCTTCCAGCTTCAGTTAAAATACCTAAAAGTTGCATTAAAGTAGGAGAAGGTTCTTTAAATGGTAATTGCATGAACGATTTTTTTAAATCATCTCCATATGCTTCTACTTCTAACCATGCTCCTGGTGAAACTGTCATATCTCCACCTTCTATTCGTGCACCTTTTGCTTTAAACCCACCATTTAAATTAGCAAATGCTGCTGAATCAAGTAAAGCTCGTAGTGCTCCTGTCGCAGCGTGTTGTAATCCACCAATCATATGAATTAAACCAAAACCATAAAAACCTAAACCTGGTAAATATTTATAGTGAACGAAATAAGTTCTTTTTTTCTTACGTTCATCATCTTCTTTCCAATTTCTTCTAATTGCTAATACTTGTTGCGATACACTATCAATAGTAATAATGTAAGGAAGTGCTATTGCATTTTCATCATCTTCTTTTTCTATGTTATAATCACAATGTATTTCTAAAACAGTATGTGTATTTTGACCTAATGTATCTGATATTCCTTCTAATCGATGAATTGTAGAAGATACTGTATTAACTTCATCGTCATTTGTATCGCTATTTAAATTTATATCTTTATAAAATCCCGAAGCTATTTGTTTTCGTAAATCATTAGTCGTCATCTTCATGATTTGTGTATATCTTTCGCATGTTTCTAAATTATTACTTCCATAAGATACGACAAAATCTTCTGCAGGTATAAAAGAAGAACGTACTCTTTCTAATGTTGAGTCATAATAAACTTTTTTAAATGCGGACCCTGACACTGCCAAGTAAAATAATAACTGGTCTAAGTCTCCAAAATATTCAGGCATTTCTTGAGTCAGTTGATAATTCATAAATTCTTGAACTCTCGATGCTTGTTTCATTTTTTCGTCAGTTACTTTTCCTATGATCTGTGTTTTTACAGGTCCGCCAGGAGGAAACATCTCTGCAATAGCTCTTGCTTGAAACTGAGTAGCAGCTTCTGCCATTAGAGGATGATGAACACCCGATGCACCTGGAAATGGGTCTGACCTATCTTCAGTAATAACACCGAGCATGCGTAAACCTTTTGAATATTGTTCCGCCCAATCTTTTCGACTGGATTTATCACTTTCATATTTATCAATTAAATCTGAAGCAATACGTCCTAGATGATTTTTATCCATACTCTCTGCGAGATTTGAATAATGATCTGTATCTAATGGATTTACAAATTCTTCTTCTTCAAGACTTATTTCAACGCCAGTTTCTAATATATCTTCTTCTGGAAGTTCAACTTGTATTTCTTCTAAATTTATTACTTCTTCTACCATTATTTTTTCTTTTTATTATCTAACATTTTTTTATATCTTAATATCGCTTTAGCATCTTTTGCTTTAATACTTCCATTATTAACTGCACCAGATAACATATTACCAAGTGCACCCTCTCCTGCAAGTCCTATTTGAACTACTTTTCCGTAACGTCTATTTATTTTATCAACTGGCATTATCTA